AGCGGCGGCAGGGGTAACAAAATCGGGGTCTTTTACACAATAAAAATCTGGTACGCCTTGTTCGAAAGTCGGAATAAAACCAGCGGCGCAACTGCCATCAGGATTGCTAATGGTTTCGTTAGGCGGACATACACCAGCGACAAGCGGCACAGCGCAATTATCGGACGGCGGCGGACTGCTATTTGTCGGGCATGAACCATCGGCTTTATGTGGAATAATCGCGCCGTTAGAGTAGCAATTATCCTGAGGTGCGCAAGCGTTAGGCACATCAACGCCATTAACGTTTGATTTATAACCGTTACAGTCAGGCGTTGGTAAATTAGGGCAAGAGCCATCAACATTATTAGGGACGGTTACGCCATTAAGGGTACAGGTCGGAGGCGGTGGAGGTGGTGGCGGGTCTGGAGGCATAACGCAAGTTCCATTAACCATAGTGCCTTGACCGCTAGCACCGCAATGCTCAACGGGAGCAGGGGGAGCAACACACTCAAGATAGGAAGCGTCACCAACGACAACGATATTAACAAAAGTGCCATCGCCACAATCAGTACCATTGGCAGGACAAGACCAATATTCACCGTTTTTCCATGTGTCGCAATGACGGGCTTCATCATAAGCAAAAGCGGACGAGGAAAAAAAAAAAACCAAGATGATGTATTTTTTCATGTGAACAGAATAAAAGCAGAAAGGACGAAGCCGAAAAAATACGCGAGTTGTTGTATCAAAAGCGGGTCTAGTGTTGTCATACCATCCTCGAAAGCTTTTTAGCTAGATAAGCGATAACCATCATTCCGATAACTTGCCATGCAAGTTCTACAAAATCTTGTGTTGTCATAAATCACGACCATTTAACAAAAAATAAGGACAGGGGTTTTACAAGCGATACCTGCCAAGCTTGACGATACGGATATATACTTAATCGCGATACGCGCACATATCTATCTTACGTTGGGAGTGCCTAAAATTAACTTGATTTTGTAGTAGTAGACATTTTGCGATAAGCGAAAATGGCAACGCAGACAACCAACACTAAACCACCTAGAGTACCAATGTCTGTTTTAGCATCCGTAAAGGCTGTAGTAACAGCGGGGTCAATAGCAGCGGAAGCAATGCCAGAAGCAAGAGCCAAAGTGCCGCCAATGGCTGTTTTTTGAATAGCTGACAAACGTGAAGCAACATGATTTTTCATTTTTAAAACCTCAGATTAAATACGCAAAAGCGCGGGAAATATACCCATTGGGTATTAGTTAAAGTTAGCTATTAAAAAGCCAACGTGAGCCCAAATCCCAACACAAAAGGACAAGAGCGGGAAAGAGATGAAATCCATAACTATACCTTGGCAGGAACAAGGACTAACTGAGAGTTGACGTTTATTGAACCAAACCCATTGATATAGATATTCGAATCAAGATTAAGAGCATAATCGCCAACAGGATAAGGAGCAGAACCATCGGGAAGACAAAACTCGATTTCACGAGGATGAGGCTCGCCAGATTCATACAACCAACCTTTCTGTAAATTCATAGAATATTCTTTATGGGTACGACTAGAAGTACCAGATTTAAAACGTGATTTTGCTTGTTTTTCGGTTATTTGAACTCTTAGTGCCATAATGGATACCACCTATATTTATTTAATTTAATTGTATACTTGAAGACTTGTATACAATTTAGAACGAGTTTAAAGCCATGTCAAACAAAAAAAACAGAATGATAAGGGTGACAGATGAACGCTACGAAAAATTAACAGCGAAAGCCGTTGATTTAACTAAAAAAAGCGGAAAGCTGGTAAAGCAATCGGATATTATTAATTCTTTGATAGACTGCGCAATTGATGACTTAAAAATCAAAAACAACAAGCTGGTTAGTGGTGATTAAAAAACAAAGTTCGTACCCCCCGTATTACTATACGGGGTCAAGCCATACTCCGCGAGAAGCTCCGCATCAAACCCAGTAACAAGCCCGCCAATTCTGCGAAATTTACGGTATCTAAGAATATCGGCATCGAGTACAGTCTTAGCAGTAATCGGAAAATGTTTGAGAGCCACAAGCATACAATGCAAAGCGGCAACCAATGCAACGGCGTTCAAAGAGTATTCAGCAAAAGCCAGCCCCAAACTATGCGCGTGTTCGTCGTGCTGAGTGATGCGCGTTACAGCGTCATAACCCCAGACAGGCGCGACATCTAATCGCCGTGGAGTACCCGATTGCTTTAATTCTGATACGATGTCTGAATCATGATAGCCGTGATAATCCATGTAGCCAATTAATTTACCGTAGCTCAATTTTGCGTAATGTTTGAGACGGTCAAAAGAAATAGATGTTTGTTTTTTGCACATCTCAACGCGCGTTGAGCAACCAGATGGTTCAATAAAAGCCAAACACGGATAAAAAGCGGCAAGGTAAGAAGACGGTGATAACAGGCAATCAATCGGGATGACTCTATCACGAGAATAAAGGCGACCTTCGACCCTTAGCCAAGGCGATTCAGTATCACCGAGCTGTTTGCCTTTTTCGTAAACACAAAGTTCTTTACCGTTCTGCTTTTTGCCAACGTAAAACGTAGAGCCAGAACCAGAGCCGCAATCATCGTTAAAATGAGCGGTAGGAAGAACGGGAGTCAAACAAAATCCCTCTCCAGCAACCGGATGTTCTCGACAGTTCATATAATAATCCTTTAATTGACGAACTGTGCCAAGTTCATCACACCCCTCAAGAAAATCGGCGGCGAAGTCTACGCGAGTTATTTTTGCATCCAAGAACTCTAAAAGGTCTCGCAATTTTTTCATGTCGTAAAGCGCACAACCACCACCAGACAGGGAAACATAAGTAGAGCGGTTTCCATCATAACCAATTAAACCCACTGTTTGTTTATCATGATAAATTTGGACAGATTTTTTATAGCCGTAGAGACCTTTAGTCGAATAGACAAAATCAAGCTTGATATGTGCCAAATCGCGGAGACAGTTGACCAGTGAGTTAATTGGAGAAGTGGGAGCGTCTATCTGAACAACCGAATTAAAATAAATACCGAAAAGCTCGAAATTAAGCCTATCTTGCTGGTGTTTTTGCAATTCATTATCTGTGGTGTCGTATTCAACAAAAAGCGTGTTATCGGTTAATGGGAGGTCGGAGAAACCGAGCAAAGAAGAATCGGAGAATGAAAAAGACAAGTAATCTATGATAGCCATGACAAATAATTCCTTGCCATGTGCGAAATTGTAAGTATAATCGCGCGACATGGACGGTGTTAGTTGAAAAAGAGAGTCCATCGAACCCCGAACGCTTGCAGGCGTTGCGGGGCTTTTTTTTGCCCAATAATAAGCGGCTGTATACAAAATGTCAAATCAAGATCGTAGGGGCTGCACCCCTACACCCGCAGAACAAAATCAAAAGAAATGTCTCGCCGACGGGCAAGGGGGCAGGAAGAAAAGCACTTCCTGACCCCTTACCCAAGCATACTTAAGTCGTTAGTTGCTCAAGGGTGAAGGCTACGCCCAGCTAAAAAAAAATGGAAAATCACAATTTTTTTTTATCTGCCCTTGACAACATAGATGCAAGCGAAATGTCGAACGAAAACCGAACCTCATTTTTCAGGCTTATAGCCTTTTGAAGAAACGGAAACATAGGGATTAAAAACGAACCCACGAACATGAGCCATACACTGTTCGGCGGTGGCTGGATATGTAGTAGCTTGGGACGTGTAACAGGTACAAATGCCCTTAGCTTTGGAATAGATACAGCCCGCGAGCGTAGGTGCAGAAACAGGCTGAGTAAACTTATCATAAGCAGGTGCTGACTCTGGAATCATCGGAAAACGTGGCTTAAAATCAGGATACACATCAACGTGCTCGTGTGACGCGCCCCCCGCCGCTGAGGCGGCTGTGGACACGCCCCCCGAACTCGCGGGCTTTGGCTGTGATTCGATAACTACGTTTTGAGTACGCTCATGCAGCCTTGAGTAAAAAAGATATGAGCCAATGACCAAAAAAGCCAAAAGCGCGTAAAGCATATAGTAAAAAAACGGTTTTTTGTGCTTAATCTCGGTATGAACATCGGCAGAGTGATACAACGAAAAAACAGACTTTGGGAGTTTATAAGATGACACAATAGCATCGGTACGGGATAAGGATGCTTTGCATTCTGACCATTCCCATTTTTTACGACCAGACCAGCCATTGGTAATATGAATATGCTTAGCGGTTAAAGCGCGAACTGATATATCGACAAGATTAGGATGTTGTGTAGCTATAAAAAAGTCTATGCCACTATGTCTATGGGTCTCAAGTTTTGCTATTGCGTCAGGTGGAGCTTTAGAACCAGCGCGAGGTCTAAAAATGCGCTGTATCTCATCAATAAATATCAATGAGCCTTTCTCTGCCCATTCATGCCAGTTTTCTACATAAAAATCATCTGGTGACGGTTTGGCAAGAACGCAAACTTCGCAAAGTTCTGATTTGCAGTAAATCGGAATGTGTGGAACGACAGATTGATTAAGGGAGCGAACACCATGAACATAGACGAGCCTTGATTTATCTGAAGCCTGTATTTTAATTATCTCACTGATGATTAAAGCGGTTTTTCCTGCACCCGTCGTACCTGTAAAGAGCGTAATCATTTGATGAAGTCCAGTTTTTTAAGGGATTGCATGGAAACACGGGTGATAAAGGCAGTAGTTATGATGGTCAAAGACTGTGCAACACCACCAAGCGTAAGGATTGCTAGAATATCAGAGGGCAAAGCGTAAAAATTAGATTGTATAACAGCGGTTAATTGATCGGTTATAGCGGTCAGAGCGGTAAAAGTAACAACACCGATACCAAGCGCGGCGAGTGCCTTGTAAAGCAACGGAACAACAGCGGAAAGAAGAAAAGCCCACATGGTTAAATCCTCAAAGTAGAACGATTAAAGCGGCGGTGACGTAAGCGGCGGCAATAACAATGGGTCGAGCCATAGCCATAAAATCGCAAATCGGTGTCCATTCAAAACTTAATGTATAGCCGTGCAAAACCAAAGGGCGCGGAGCTGGACACGAACCGCCACCAGAAGAAGGCGGGGAAAAAGTCAAAGGACGGTCTTTTGTGCCAAGCTCAGTGCCATCCGTAGACGGGTCGCCAAGCTCAGAACAACCAGCGGGATGTTTTCCAGCGGCGGCGGCTATTTCACAATCTGTCTTTTTTGGCTTTTTAAGTTCACCAGTCAAGTTATCAATCGAACCCTTGAGAGAGTCCATAGAAAGCTTTCCAAGACCTAAAGATGCAGTGTTTGAATTAAGAGCGTCGGTATTAGCTTTGGAAGCGGCAGAATCAGCGGCGGCTTTAGAATCGGCGGCGGTTTTTGCGGCATTGTTAGACAAAGTAACATTGACAAGACTTGGGTCGGCATCGGCAGCGGCTTTGGCATCGGCGGCGGCGGCGGCATCGGCGGCGGCTTTGGCGGCGGCGGCATCGGCGGCAGACGTTGAGGCGGCGGCTTTAGCATCTTT